AAAGACAAAGTGTAACGAAAAGTTGACACTAAGAAAAACGACTGATAACACTAAGTCCACACTAAGTCCACACACACACATGAACACAGACGATTGGTTGACTAAAGGATGACGATTGGTTGACTAAAGGATGACGATTGGTTGACTAAAGGATGACGATTGGTTGACTTTGAGTTGACTGGAGGAGGCTATGGGGGGACTTTGGGAATCTTTCACAATGAGATGGTCTCTCAGATTTTTGTGGTATTTCGTTAAGACCACTTCGAGTTACCAAGTGTAAATATAATGATACACTATGTAGGCAGGCTCAAGGTGTCTTAGTGTTTACTTTTGGTTACCATTTGGTCATCTCGAAGCGACTAATAGTTGGACTACCATGAGTACATATAGTAACACCAAGTATCCTTGATGTTTGTCTTTAAGAGAGACGATAAATAAGACCACATATAATAATACTTTTATAATTATAATTATTAATTTCACATATACCTACCTCCTTGTGACACAAGCTTACTCAATGTAGCATATTAATGTAATGTATCATTGAGAACTCCTTGTGTTGTCTTTCTGTATAAGACTTTAGTCTCCCTCTCCCTCTTATACTGTGGGGTAGTTATTTATCAATAAAAACAATGACTTAGAGAACACCCTCAAGACCACCTTATGTAGCACGTTTTATGCTACATTTAGTGATTTCTTAGGTATTCTCTTAAAGTCATGCTACATTTCTATCAGTTCAAATAGTTAATCACACCGAACTCATCTTGTTCTTCATTCCAGATAAACGTAACGCCTCCTGAGAGAGTCGTAGAGATGCTCTCATTGGAACTAATAGGGTTGCTCATGTGGGACTCTAAAAACTCCTCTATGAGCTCCTCTTGCTGTTTATCAGCGTTTAACTTAACGAGTTCTTTAAGGTATTCGACACCTAATGCCAGTGAGTCTAAGCGGTCATCTTTAGCCAATGCTCCCCTATCTTTAGTGATACGGGATAGTTGGTAGAATAATGAATATTTAACTTCATGTTTACCATCGTTGTTCACGGCTGTTTTGTAATCTGTATCAATACAGTCCTTAGAGACCACTAAACGGTGCGTAGAGAGGACTGGCTCAAGAGTGTCAATAATACGTACCTCTTTCTGTCCTTTTGCTCTAATCTCCTCTAAGACGCATCTGTGGTGCTTTAAGAGGACAGGTGAGAATACCTTACCGAACATACCATCCCCAAAGTTACTCTCGAAGATAGCAGTGTCAACTTTCCATTGCTTAGCTTTCTTCGCTAGGAACTCTAGAGTCACATCGGAATAACCATCTTTACAACCACCATTATCCATTAAGAAGATATAACCATTCAACGAATAAAGGATGCACCAACCTGTCTCATCGCTACCACGACCACTAGGGTCAACAACTAGAATCTTACGAGTATATTCACCTACATGGGGACTGGTTGAGTGCCAGTTGTGGTAAGTGTCTCCTTTCAGACCTACGTTTGGAAGCGACTGGATGAGGTTAGAAGCGTGTGGGAGCCATTGATATACTAAAGGGCTGGTTGAATCACTTAGGTCTCCTACGATTAAATCACGAAGTCTCAGAGGGTATCTTGCTACATCCGTTAAGTTAGGATTAAGCATGAACTGTAAAGTGAAACCAGCTTTACCATACTCTAACTCACGTCCCCTTAGTTCCTCTTTATCGAATCGAACAGGGTCTGTTGGTTCACCTCTAAGTAACTCTTGGTTTTCCACATACTCATCTCTAAGCAACTTCGCTAGTCGGTCTCCATAAAATAATTCTTCCTCTTCAGTTCTAGGATATAAGGCAGGATAAATCACGGTTGAGTATCCTCGGTTATCTTCCAGTTCCTTGTAGAGGGTCATTTCGGTCTGTGGGGTCCCTAAGTAGATGATACGGGAGCTTTCTAATGGTTTAATCAAGGCAGCAAACTCTTGAACGAGTGTCCAAAGTTTCTCTCGGGCACCTTGTGTTGCACTATTAGATGGAATCTCAACGTCATCAGCAATAATGATGTCTGCACGGGAACCTGTTAACTGCCCAGTGATACCAACTGATTTAACGGAGGGTGAATGGTCGGGGGTCGCTCCGCCTACATCAAAGGCGATAACGGAGTCACGTTGACCAGCTTGTGGTTTAAGTTCATGTAAGAATGGTAGTAGGTTGATGATATTCTTGATAAAGGTAGAGTTATCATCTGCACGTTGCTTAGAAGCGGAGACAATCAAGATTTTAAGTTGCGGATTGTTCCACAGGAGCCACACAACGAACGCACAGGTGATAAAAGATTTACCGATACCACGGAAGGCTTGTAAGATAAAACGAGTTCTGGAGGTGTCTGCAAGCGTTTTAGCCATGTCAATTTGACATTTAGTAGGCTTAGGGAGACCTAGCGCTGCCCAGACAACAAACATAAAGGCTACGAAGTTCCCTTTCAGTAGCCCGATGTTCTCCTTATTCATCTGTGCTTGGTTCTTTTTAGTCATCATTTAGTCCTAAAAGGTTCCTTAATGTTACAATATCTTCCGCATCCATTTTCTGTAGCTCTTCCAACATTGGGTGGTCAACACGATAAGAATCATCACGTCTAATTTCAGTGATACCTGCGTCCTCTAAGGGAGATTTCAAATACCATGACATGTCTCCACTCTTTTCAGTGTTTAGGTTTAAGAATTTGAATAATTCCTCATCAGATTGGAAACGCTTATAGAAACCATTTGAGAAGGTAACCAACCATTCTGTACCCAGGTACTGCCAATTAGATGGAATTTGCTCCACATCTCTACTAGGGTTGAAGAAGGCATTACCTTCTAATAAGCCCCCTAAGTCATCATATTCATTTGTACTTAAAGGAGTTGCCCAATAAGACCCCCATTTTGTACTCTTATAGTATTCTCTCATTTAGTTTCTCCTTTACATTGACGTAATGATTCTTGAAGTGCTTCAATCCACTTATCACCACGAGTAGTTATTTCGATAAGACTTCTAGCAGTTGATTCGTCAAGTTCGGCTTTACCATCAACGATTGGTCGATGTGAAGCTCCGTTGTGGTCACTTGGAAGCGACTTGAGTTTGACGTACAACCGCTGATTAGACTTAGTAAGATTAGCGATAGTAGCATCAGCTTCACTCTTGACTTGTTGTAAATCTTCTTGATACTTCTTACTAATCTCATTGAGAACCTGTTGCTTCTCTTTGGTGAGTCGCTCAGTTTCACTTTGGTATCGTTTGTGTACATTTTGAATCTCCTCTTGCATCTTAGCTGTGCCACTTTTGTAGCCTGTATGATAAACTAGGGATACTAGAAGCACCCCTAGAAACCAGATTACTGTGTGCTTATTGAAGATAAATTTTAAATAAGCCATAAGTATCCTTGTTGTTACTGTGTGTACTCTGATGAGTCAATTTCAGAGTTCTGGAAGTCTTTTAGAGATTCCGCTAAGCTTCCCAATACGTCCCCCTCAGGTTGTAACTTAGCAATTTGGAACTTATGTCGATTCAATAAGTTGTTAATCGCATTGTATAACTGAGGGGTTCGTCGTGCTGGGTCTTTTAGGTCTTGAAGCATCAAACGCGCTGCTTCGGTGTCTAATTGTTCTAAGAACTTGAGTAAGCTGTTATCCTCGCTCATCCTCTAATACCTCCTCCTTAGGTGAGTAACCTTTTGGTTCGCCTTTCTTGAACCGTAACCAAGTATCTACGAGCTTCGCTAAAATCTGTACGCCTGTGTACAGGATAGCTAAGACGTAGAACCATTCGTTGAGGTCAAGACCCCAAAAGAGCCTTGCTACCCCATCTGCACCCGCAGTACCTATGATAGGTGAAGCTTTTAATACCTCGTTGTTAAAATCTAATTGAATAGACACTAATCACCTCTTTATTATTGTTTACTAGTTCTCTTGTTTCCATTTCTCAATCTCCTGTTCGCAAGTAGTCAATTCTTCATTGTTTTTTTGCAAGTTCAGTACGGGTTTTTATGGCTCGTTTTTACCTATAATACCACCCATCACAATTGACACCATTTATTCAACCTCTCAGTAAAAATAAAACTAACACAATCCATAACGTAATCTAGTTTTAATGAAGCCACATTTCCTTTAAGTTGAATATTACCTGTATTTACCAAAACAATATCATGATTATCATTTACTATTTGTAAGCTTATAATATGTCCATCATAAGAATCTGATATAGTAGATAAATTACGTTGTGTAATCCCATTAGTTATTTCATTATTTGTAGAAACACCTAGCCTAACAACACGAACACTATCGTTGAGTAATGTTAGTAACCCCGTTTGATTTACTACTGCTGTTTGAGTAACAATTTTCTCTCCATAAATAACTGTATTGTTATTACCTTTATGAATATCAGGAATAACCCCTGTTTTATCTTGAGATATAACTTTAACAGTGTTGTTTCTACTATTTTCACTAAAAGATACAATTATTGATCCTTCCTGTGGAATATTAAAACCAGATAATTCTATAAAATTATCTGATGGTTGACCAACACATCGTACCGCAGCTCTATGTTTTGCAACATTAAATATACTCGCATTTTTTACCGAGACCCGTTTCGCAGTAAGTTCTAGGCGAATACCGTCGCCCACAGAACCGTGTATATTATTTGCCTCCCCTCGTAAAAACGCCGTTAAATTCGTTACTTGAACATCTTCAACTGCCCCTAATCTAAAAGCATACCCTGTATGAATTGCCCGACAGTTTGTAAATGTTAAACGTTTCGCCTTTTGTCCTGGAAAGCTTGAGCCCACTGCAAAAGCCGCACCAATAATGTCTTCAGCGTAATTATCTGAATGGTAACAATCCTCAACTGGCACTTTAAAGTAAATACCCGAAACACTATCTCCACCTAAACCACAACGAATAGCCCGACTTTGGCTAATACCAGAAGCCTTCGCCCCTTGAATTTGAATACCAGATCCTTTATTATCATGAGAAAAACAATTTCTTATATGTACGTTATGATTTGTGATTTCAGCTTTACCACTAATCACCCAAATCCCTGAATTAGCACAATCAAATGCCTCTATCCGCTCAATAACGCTATCCGTTAAATTAGCACAATCAAGCCCTGCTCCACCACCTGGAGAAGCCTCTTCATTACCATTAATAGAAAAATCTTGAAGAATACAACCCCTTAAATTATAAAATCTTAACGTGGATCCTGAAAATCCTACCCTTTTAATAACAGAAAGACCTATTCCTGCACCTCTTAAGTGGATATTATTTCCCGATGTAACCTCTACTCGATTATAAACCAGGAAAGTACCTTTCGGAAGAACACCTTTTATATTATAAACTGATAAAGCCTTAACAAATGCATTTAAAGATTGGCTATCATCAACCACTCCGTCCCCTATTACACCAAAATCAAAAGCGGAAATCTCACTACCTAATATCCGTTTCCAACGCCCACCATTTTCCTCAACAACAAAACAACTTCCTCCATCATCTGCTGTCGTTAAATCTTGCAAATCCGCCACAAACTCACCACCGCCTGTTGTGCCGCCTTTATAGTAGGATTTAACCAAAATACGTTGTCCATGTGCGGTTGGTTTTATAGTGCGAAGTTGTTCAATTGATTCTACTTGACCTAAAAAACGAAAGCCGTCCAAATTAGTGATGAATGAGAACTGTTTTTCTGCAAAGTCTCGTACCTTTTTAACAGCGTAACTAGTTGCAACAGTATCTGAACTTGAACTGTTATCATCATCTGATTTCTTACTGTTTGGAATAGCCCCACCGATAGCCTCATTGGCAGCCTGCTGTGCCTTATTGGCTTCCTGTTCTGCTTTAGTTGCCGATTGGCTCGCTTGGGACGCACTAGTTGAAGCGTTCTGTTCCGATTGACTCGCTTGGTTAGCTTTAGTGCTCGCAATGTTAGCTGATTGTTCCGCTTGAGATGCAGCAGTCTCCGCACGGTCTCTTGCTGATTCCGAAGCGACCTTATGTTGACCAGTAGTCACAACTGCTTGTCTCACCTCAACGGTATCTTGCCCAACCTGTGTATGCTTAGCGTCAATATCTTGCTTTAAGCGTCTGACTTCCGCTAAGGTCTGAGTGACTGACTTCTCGGTCCCATCGAGGAACCTAAAGTTAACAGCGTCTCGATCAGAATCTGGGTTAGCCACATTTACAATCTTTCGACCTCTAGCATCTAAATTCCCATCATCATTTACCCCTAAGGTATCGGCTGCTAGACCTCGAGCTTCCTCAGCAATGTGTAACGCTTGGATTGTACTAATGTTTAAGTCTTGCGCACGAAGAATTGAACCATCTTTAAAATCAACAATACGCTCGGTTGCACTTGTGTGTCTACGTAATTCAATGAACTCATAACCTTCACTGACTTGCCAAGTTTTAGTTGTTCTGATTTGGGTAGCTGATACATAACGGTAATCCCTATTTACAACAAGTTCCTTTCGGTCTCTACCAATCAGAGTGACCCTAACGAATTTACGGCTAAGATACTCGAAGGGAATCAGAAACTCTACGGTAGAACCATCAATTCTGTAAGTCGCAACCGTACTGATATCTCTTGATGACATATTGTCTCCTCTTTAAAATCAGAGAGACCACTTAAGGTCTCCCTTTGTTATTATTAATCGTCCGCATAAAGCTGACTAACCAACCATTGTGATAAAGGGTCATTAGGCATTACACCCTGCATAGCTTGTTTCATACCCATTAAGGCGTTCAAAGCGTGTACAGCCCGTGTACTTTCCATATAACCTGCTGCATTAGAACCAAAGGCTAAAGCGTTACCTACCGTACTAAGTGCTGGGATTTGGTCACTCACGTTTGTAGCGATATCCCTAGCTAAGCCCTGTCCTGTCTCAGCATGGAAATATGGGCTCTTCTTATTATCACGAGGTGTAATACTTGTACGAAGCTCTTTGGCTGCGTCCACACCACCGAGACCAAGTAAGATGTTCAACACACCAGCACCAGCAAGCACAGAAGAACGGGTAGTAGCATTATATACCATCATGTTAGGGTCAAATGCCCGCTCTTTGTAAGACTGTGGGTCATCCATTTGAGCTGCCTGTACATGAACCCTAGCGATATAGAACAACGTAGCTAGACCCATTGAGACCACAGAGTTTAAAGCCATTTCGATGGCTCTACCATTCTTGGTCGCTTGGTAAAAAGCTTCTACTGTTCTTGAGTTTAAGCTCTTAATGGTGAACTTTTTGAACTGTAAGATTGCCTGTCCGATAGCCCCATACGCTTTACTGTCTTGCATTGCGGTCCTATGTGGCCTCAGAATGGTCTCATGAGCCACACGGTCACCCATTCGCCAAATATTGAATGAGCGAGGGTCGTTTCTAAACGCTACTTTATCCTTAATAGCATACGTCCCGTCTGGTTGTAACACAGCGTGGTCTCGAATAACCTGTAACATATCAGAATATTGAGCATCTGTGATACTAGAAGCCTTTCTGAATTCAGGTGTATTCCATTTAGACGGTTTAGCACCCTTGACTAAAGCTTCTGTTACAATATCACCAACAAAACCGCTAGTCGCTGAATCAATAATGTGGTTCGTCCATGACGAAATCCATTTGACATGAGGGAACCTAGCGACCAATTCCTGTGTACCATATAAAGCCCGTCCGTAGGCTTCCTTACCGATACCCCATGACGATGATTTATTACGTAGATTGTCCAGAGTGTTTCGGAGAGAAGGTCTTAAAACATCGGTAAGTTCCTTCCCAAATAAAGCATGTCGAAGACCGTCCACTTCCTCATTAGTCATCTTCTTAGAAAGATTAACCATTTCTCGCATAATTGGAACATTTCTAAAGAGACCACTTAGGTTATTCTTAACGAACATACTAGCAATCTCAGAGTAGTTCAAGAATGGAATATAGAACCCTTTAGACACTAATGATAGTGAAGATACTGCCCTGACGCCCATCTCAAATAAGGTGTCTGGGTTTCGTCTAGCACGACCAGTAGCTAACTTAACGTACTCCTCGAGTGCGCCAACTTCTTTATTTAAAGACGCGTCATTAGAATTACGAGCCTTCTGTCTTAGTTTAATAAGTTCATCTTTTAGTTCCTTCGTTGTTTTACCTGTTGCTCCCATAATGGCTACATCACCATTCACCCTCCGATTGTAACTACTCAATAACGGCATAATATCGAAGTTACGAATATCATTAGGTGAGAACCATGTGCCGTCTGGTAGTTGTACCTCTCCGTCATAACCAAATGGTTGTCTTGCTTCCATAAAGTTATTCCGCTCGATACCAACAAGACCCTCCAATTGGTCATCAACAGTAGAACTAATAGTAAACTCATCATTCTTAATTACCGCATAGGCGTTCTTTCTGGCTTCCTCTAGGATATCATCACGGGTAATACTTTCAACATTATTCTTCCATTTATAGAAGTCCTCAATAGCAGACCGCTGTGCTGATGTTCCGTTGTCATATTTAAGCATTAAAGCTCTAGTATAAGCATCTTCTAATACATCAGCCCCTTTATCGTGGATTAACTGAGCCTTACGACCCTTATCAAAAGCAGCAGGGAAATATTTACCAGACCAACTAGTCTTTTCTAGGACAGGTTTTGCGTTAATGTTGCCATATTTAGATGGACTAGCTAACGAGTCTTCCTTACCAAGTAAGTGGTCTCTAATAGTATCCGCTAGTTCTTTCTCTTTTTGAGTGAGATTAGCGTATTTATTAGGGTCTTCAATCGCTTCTGCTACTTTCCTATTGACCTCATAGGTTGCTGTATCGTTATTAATACCTTTATTTACCATACGGTATTCTTTGTAAGCATCGTTAGACAGTGTGGAAGCTTTCTCATAAAATACATTATCCAACTGAGTTTCACGACTAAGAATATCCTCAACGGTTGCACCACGAAGACCACTGCTACCATCAGTTGCACCTGTGGACGGTCTCATTAAGACAGAAGCTAAAGCCCTTACTTCTTCATCTTGGCTCCTAAAAGGTGCATAAGCTAACTCAGTGACACCACCCAAGTCAAAACCCTTGTTAGCCGTGTAGATTTCATTATCTAGATAACCGACAGTGTTTCCTTGTTGTTCTGGACTCATTGTTTGATACTCGGTTTGGACTGTCTCTTTGCTTTGTTTCTGTTTACCTTTGAGGGTCATACCTTTAACTTGGCGATTCTTCTTGAACCCACCAACGTGTTTATACTTACCTGTTAGGTTAGGGTCAAACTTCTGACCATTAAATGTTTGTAGGGATTGGAACTGTTTGATTGTCTCAGGGTTGATTGGATTATGAGCTGAGATAACAGTCCCATCTTTTAAGACCACTGCACCTTTCTCTGTTGGATGTTTAGCATATCCTATCCCATGGATATTGGTGTCAAATTTAAGACTAGAAACATCCCCACCCATAAACAACGAAGCGTCCTCAATGCCTTCAACACGAGCTTGTTCTCGAAGCTCAGCTCTAACTAAAGATGGTTGGGTGCTATCAGTTAACCCTTTGTATTTACCGACCGTGTGAGAAAGTGCTGTCATACTGCCACCAAACAAAGCACCTCCCATGAAAGCCATACTATAATTAGTGTCTCCGCCAACTACTGCTGTTCTCATGTCTTCGCTAACTGCGTTCCATGCACCAGCTTGGAGACCAACAGACGCAGCTTTCTTAATAAGCGTACCAGTCTTAGCCCATGCACCAGCTACTGGAATCCATGTTGTAGGGTCTAAAGGCGCTGTGGCTAAACCAGCAACAAGTTGTGCACCAATACCAGTTTGACCTAAAGCTCTGTCTCTCTCTTCATTTTCCTTAGCTAACTTAATTCGAGCTTGTAAATCCTCTGCGCTATTAGCACCTGCGATGACATTAAGGTAATCTACATTTACGTCCTTGCGAATCTGGGCTTCTTCCTCTTTCGAGAAAGCATAAGTACCTTGTTTACCAAAGGTATTATCAAGACCGTCAAAATCACCGCTAGTATTGACTGCTGTGGTAACGAGGTTTCCGATGATTGTATTACCAGCTGATGCTTTAATGGCGTCCCATGTTCCATCGAACATACCAACTTCCTGTGGCTCATCCCCGTAGAATGAACGGTAAGGTGTTGTTTTGTGTTCATCAGGATTAAGGATTCCCATTGTGTATAGCTTACTGTTGGTAACTTCGGGTGTCTGAAAGGTATCACCTTCAGTAAACTTAATGGGTGGTGATAAGGGTGTAATACCAGTCCCATCAGCGTTAGCGCCTAGAGGGTCATTTAAGACCCCCGTGTTAGATATTTGCTTATCCGTGAGTAACTCAATGTACTTCCGCCCTTCCTCAGAGACCTCATTGAGTCGCCCAGCCTTGAAGGATTCTAGTTGTGGTTTACCTAGCTTGCCTGCACCTTGGTTATATTCAAGACCAATTAAAGAATAATCCCCATCATATTTCTTATAGAGGTCTGAAATATGTCTTGCTGCTGCGTCGATGGCTTTAGATGGGTCTCTTCGCTCATCAACCTGACCGTCGATACGAAGACCCATAGCTCGACCAGTAGCTTTAGTGAACTGCATGATACCAGTAGCCCCAGTAGGACTTTTAGCATCTGGGTTGTATCTAGATTCAATCCATGAAATTTTCTTTAGGAGGTCTAAAGGTATCCCATGTTGTTGTGACGCCTTCTGGAAATACTCTTCATATCCTGAATCAGCGTTAATATCGAATTTACTCATCTGTTCTCCTTAATTATCCTCCCCAACTTGAATTAGGGTCGAAAGGTTTGTTCTTACGATTATCTTCGTAATCATTAAAGAACTTATCTTGCTTTTCTTTCTTAACCTTTTCGGCTACTTTTAAGGCTTCTTCTTGTTTCTTCATGAAAGCCTTACGCAAGTCTTCCTGTGTAAAAGTCTTATTGTAATTAGTATCTAAGTTTAGCACATTAATACCTTGTGGGGTATAGGTGACAATCACTTGGGTACCAATAGGTTTAGACCCCTTGACATCATCTAAAGAGTCTTTACCTAAGATTTTACCGAACTTGATTAACTCAATGGCTTCATTAAGAATCTCACCACCTTCCTTCCAACTGTTTGGGTCATCAGTAACCATAAGTTGTGCCTTAGGAATAGACCCAACTCTGTCCCTAGAATTAATGTTAAACCAACTAGATTTACCTACATCAAAGGTTGTTGCTTCAAGAAACTGCTTTGTCGCCTCGAAGGCTGCTTTTTCATCGCCAGTCTTTAGGAAGTAGCTGTCAAAATAAACTCTGGCAGCCCTTTCAGTTGAACCAGACATATAAGAGAATAATGGATTCTTAGACTGCTGTTTTTGAGTTTCCCAGGTCCTATCTCGAATCTCTTTGTCCACCTGTGAGAGACCCTTGTTTGCTTTCATCTGGTCGATTAAGCTTTGTGGCTCTACTTTATATTTATCAAGTAAATCCATAGTGGCAATCACATCAGCACTTTCTGGGGCTAAGAGTGTAACCAGAGGCGCATTGACTTTATACAAAGCTGTTAGACGCTGGAACGCTTGAGCCTTATCTTCGTCCCATGTACCATTAATGACCGCAGCTTGGATGTCAGATTGGGCGTTACCAACAAGTGTATCAAATTGACTACGGAAAGCTCCGTTCTTGTGGTCAACTTGAAGTAACGAAGCGAACTCTTTCACCTTCTGCTCTGGTGACATATTTGGGTCATTCTCTAGTTTCTCTAGAATCATCTGTGAGAATTCAATTTGTTCATCCTTAGAGAGTCCTAAGTTGTTCAAATCTACAATCTCACCAGACTTAGCTCGCTGAATAGCGTCAGAATATTTAAGGAAGTTTTGTTGTTTGACTAACGCTTTATCGGCTTCTAGTTTAGCATCATTCGCTTCCTTATTCTTACGCTGTTGAATATGGACAGCAAAATTAGTTAGAATAGACCTAGCTGGATTGGAATGTTCCTCTGGGTACATCCGATTGAATCGTTGATTATAAGTTTCCAATAGTTTCTCAGCGTCTTCTATCGGTCTCCCAGCGGATGCTGTAATGTCAACTTGAAGTTGTGACAACATACCAGTGGAACGCTCAGTAGTTTTTGTTCGGGCTTTGTTTTCTAAAGTATCCCAAGCATCTCCACCTACATGGTCTCTCCAAGACTTAGTGACCCCATCGAGAGTTACTTTGTAATCCTTGAGACTAAGAAGAAGTGGAAGACCGTTATCAGCGTCCACTAGGTCATTTAGTGTCTGCATTCCAATCTCACGAACCATTCGAGGGTTAGGGATTGACTCGTTGGATAGGCTGTTGGTCAGATACTCAGAGAAGACCTTAGGGAAGACTGCTGGTGTCCCAAACTCACTATCATTCACGATACGTTTAATATCAGAGACCGAATTGGTGACAATTTGTGAATCAAGACGGTTTGAGGTCTTAACTGCCAGTCCATCAAAAAGAGTGATATCACGTTCTACCACATTAGCAGCAAAACCTAATTGGAAGTCCTGCTCATTAAAATCAAACCCATTAGCCTGTGCATAAGTTTGCATAGTGGATTTACGGATTTCCATGAGTGTTTCAGTAAGTTCCTTACGGTTTGTAATCTTACCATCTTCAATCAATGCTTTGACTGCCCTGTCTGCTTCATACGCAGCTAGATTACCAAGTTTCTTATAGTAATTCTGAACGGTCTTCTTATTGTGTTGTGTTAATAAAACCCCTTGCTCACTAAGTTTTTGTCGTTGTTCAGCTGTGTAATTGTTAAGTAAGAAGTCAGATTGGTCAACTTCAACTTCCTTCTGGATTTCTCCTTTAGCCCAATCAGCGACTCCAATCAGACGTTTAATACTATCTGAGTAATGGTCAACGTGCTGGGTTGATTGAGGGTTATATTGCATACCCTCCCTAACGTGGAGACCCTCAGACCCTAGTTGAGGTCTGTTCCCTAAGGCTGCTTCAATCTTACTAGCCATTACTTACCTCCTTATAAATACTATACGCACCAGCACCGACCTGCAATGCACTGGCAACACCAGACAATGCTCTAGCTCCTTTAGAAGGCTCTTGGGATTGAAGTGTCTTAATGTTGTCGTGAGTACTTAGAGACGTTCCTAATATTTGTGCGTGTAGAGACGCATAGTCACGCTCATAGTTCTCAGTGACATTACGGGATTTACGAATATATTCACTCTCTGTGGTGTTCTTGAGTCTATCCATACTGCGACCCTCAAGACCGCTTTCCCCTATTGCTGTGGTAAGGGTGCCAAGAGTCTGTAACTTATCTAAATTAAGCTCAGTCATCTGGTGTCTAGCTGCCTCCGCTTTGTCAACTTGTTGTAACCTTGCGTTAGCATTGTCCATATTGGCTTTCTTCATCATGGCGATAGCGTTCTTACGCTGAGCTGTAATCATACCAGCTTGAGCTTTAGCAGAGGCAGCAGCAGACGCAGCCATTGAGGTAGCTGAGAGGGCAGCCATAGTTAGAGTTGTTGGTTCACACATTCCGAATCCCCCGTGTAGTATTCATTCTGGATAGTGAATTGATAAAATACCTCCCCAGTTTTAGGTGAGTGTATCGGCAAGGAATACTCAAACTTAGCACCAAGTAACTTCAATAAGGAAATGTGAGGATAGTTAAGAATCCACACAATATTATAGAAGTCTTGGATTGTATCTTTGAACTGTTGTTTAACAGCTTTTAGGTGTCTTTTAAGGAGCATGAACATCTTTAAGCGTTCAGCTGGTGTCAGCTTGTCGACTTTATGAGACGTTAGGAACCAAATACCACCCTCAGGAGTCACCCCGCCTACTGCCAGATACCCTAGTGTATCATGCATAAGGCAAGCGGAGTTTTTATCAAGGGCTGCATCAAGTTCCTCAAGTGATACCATTGGTTGACCTAAGGCTTTTTTCTCCAACTTATCCCATTTAGATAAGCGGAAGTCACTAAATGAGAACCCTTTGTCAACTTTTTGAATTTGCATAGTCATTTAATGACCTCCTTATTAATAGTTAAAGCGAGCGACTTCTACGAATGTAGCTACCCTCCCAACCACAGCCAATAATGTTTAGTGGTGTTGGTGAGTCACTAAGTAGAAACACCTGCGTGTGTAAAGCGTTGCCTGTTACAGGGAACCTGAATTGGTCAGTACTAATGTTTAGTTCGCCAATACGAAGTTCTCTAGACCCCAATCTGGAGCCGGACATCTCATAGTTAAAACTTGTGGAACCATGTACAACTCTCACACTGAACGCTCCAGATTCTTCGTAGTTCACCCATGCTCGACGCAACTGTAACCTGCCGATATCCTCAGTGGTCATTGAGCCATCTTTATCTGCTTTCTTAATGAGAAACTTAGCAAACTCGTAAGTAAACGGAATGTTGAACCCAACTACGAACTGTTTCCCAGAGTAATCCCCTTGTAAATCCAAAGTGTCGTCAGATGCCCAGAAGCCCTCTTTCGGTTGGAACTCAAAGTTTCGACCATCAACACCCATTAAGGTGACTTTACCTCTTGTGAATCTTGCACTGTTATAAATATCAGCTAGACGAATCCGTGTGATGTTCGTTGTGATATTATATTTATCGGTTGGAATTGTGTAAAGGGTCTTCAAATCAAGGTGAGACCGATAAGGTTCCTGTGGGAAGTCCTTGATGTCTCTTGTGAATCTTACTGTCCCTACGAACACATTATGTTGATTCTCAAATATAATCGTCATCTTACTACCAATAGTTGTACAAGCCAAGATAGTACACTCCTCACCTAAATCCCAATGTGACCAAGACTGTTGGAGTAATTGCTCATCCGTATATAAGTATTTGTATATGAAAATCTTACTTGGAGCACCCTTAGTAAGCACCGTACAGAAGTTCTCTGTGTTAGACCCATGAATACTAAAGACCCCATTTGGGATATAGTTAGGGACATGGGCTGTCATATCCTCAGCATTACGCACACTCGATACGTCTTGTACCGCATAATACCGACTGATAGACGTAAAGGTGCTTCGTGGGTTCGCAAAGTAAATACCACGACCAATACCAAACGGTCTTGCTTGGTCGCTCACATCAAACTCGGTCACTAAGTTTAACTCAATGGTTCGAGCTGAGAGTATACTTGAAGACCTTAGTGTAAACTGAGCTTCATCAGACCACAATAATAATTCCTCGCTAAATGGAACCGCAAATTTAAGGTTGCTAATCCTATTATGACTAATTGCTACATCAATAGGGTCATCATCTGAATTATTTGCTACACTAGCTGGGAAGAAGTCGAAGTAACGTGATGTCCTACTTAGGATTACGTTCTCACCACTAAGAAAACCTAGTCGGTTACGGTAGAAGAAGATATCTGTAATAGAACTATCTACGAAAGACGGTAGTGGGTTTGTGTCTTCATCGCCACACCGTCTCTGTTTCCACTCATGGACTTTAAATGAGAATGTACCGTCTGACTCACGAACTAAAGTATGAGGCATTGTATTATCAAGGAACCCTTTAGGTGTATCCCAACCTAAAGTCTCTGCCCACACCTTCTTGGCTGCGCTATACTTAACGTAATAACTATCAGCTGTCTTTGATGTGTCCCCAACAATCTTCACCATGTAACCATCTGGTGCCACTAACGGTAACTTATTAAACGTCTGGACATAATGGGTCACAGGGTTTAACAATTGGTCTGCATACCCGTCTTTCGTATAAAGATTCTCAATATTTATTCCTCGTGGTGCTTGAATGTGGATATAACCCTGACCAACAGTAAACGTCCATGTTGGTAGTTTCTCTCTCATTTGTTTAGCTAATTCTTCAGCGATAAACTGAGAGTCAGTGTTCTTAACGTGTTCTGGTCTATCCCCATTTGGAATCAAGTATTTTGCTTGTTCTGCACCGTTAAAACCTACAATGAGAGTTCTCCCATATTGCCCGCCTCGAACATTTATCAAAGCATCTTGCTTCTCATTGAAGTCTGGTAGATTTTTTGAGGTGTCCTCTTTGATTACCTTAGAAGTATTAACTACGAAAGTATAATCAGCGACTGTAACCATTCGGAGGTCTTTGCGTGGGTTATTTGTTTGCACATAAGAGAAATTTCCTTTGACTACATAAGGTGTCCCATCAAGACCAATCACCTTGATTTCAGACCCAGTGAAGATAGCGTAGTATCTCTCATGTTCATCACGATTAATTAAATGAATGAACGGAGCGTCCCCATAGAGACCTTTACGACCAAGCATACGATTGAAGATAATAGGAGGTCTCTTTTGTAACCCTGCGATTTCACTAGACCACCCATTAATTTGTTGGTTACCTTGTTCTGGATATTTTAAAATCTCTGGCTGTTGGCTGATACCACTTTTTAAATTCTTAATACTTTGGCTATATAGTGGCATACTTATTACCTCGCTAGAAGACCATTAATGAAGTTATCGCCCTGAATACCATTGTAGCTTCCATAATCTACTTCATAAATATTACAGTCAATAGTAGCCTTTGCGATTTCTTCTTGTAACGCTGCGTCCACTTCTGGTGCGCCAAAGAAACGTTGGTTCAATCGACGACTTGCTGTCTTAACGATTAGGCGTCTGAAAGGCTCAGGCATCTCATCCAGCGGTTGTAACTTAATGATATCTACAACGATACCACTAGGAAACACATCGGTCTTTGAGACTGAATCATAAACGTATCCCCCACGGTTTACATAGGGAGTCCTTGTTCCACTTGTCATCAATAGTAAATAATCGCTACTATATGGGATAAGACCGCTAAAGACATCTGGTAGTAATGTTTCTTGTTCGTATGTGTTAAAAGTCCAACCTTTGGATTGAATCTCTCGGTTAGCTTCATTTAGAAGTCGCTTAGCGTTCGCCACATCTGCATTAGCTTCACCGTCTAAAGTAGAGACAGCTGATTCCCCAATCGCACTAAGCATCTGGTTAACAGCTTCAAGGTCAACACTTGTGGTTATACTTAAATCCTGCTGCATTGCGTCTCCTTATTCATAAAGGGGAGAAAAAATAGCCACCCAAAGTTGACCTAAGGATGGCTAGCTGTTTATTAGCCAGAGTACACTAAGGCACCTAAGGCTTCTGGTCGTAAATACCCGTGACCGATTGCATACTTAGCGATGATTTGGTCTGCTTGGTATTCTGAACGACGAGCACGTTCTAAAGCTAAGTCTTTCAACTTAACGGTACCAACAGCCGTGCGGTGATGGAATAAACCAACAACGTTAGTCTTATTCACTTTACCACCAGAAGCTGGGAAGACGTGCTTGGTTTGGTTACCATCTTTATCGTCTAAACCACCACCTACTAACAAGTGAGGAACTTCGACTACTTCAAAGCCCATTACGTTGCTAATCGCACCAGTTTCTGGGTTGATTAACGCTTGATAGTTAGCAGCATCCGGCATTAAAGCAGCAAGAATCGCTGAGTAGTTGTCTGGGGTAGTGTAGAACACACGGTCACCAGTAGGTACATAGTTAGAGGTCAATTTAGCTCGAGCTTGTGTCAAGTATTCAATGATGGCTTTACCAAGTTTCACTGGTGTATCTAAAGATGCTTTCTGACCAATAGTGAGAACCGAGGGTGCACCAAGACCAGTAATGTTTTCATCGTTAGATGTTGAGTTGCACGCTTTAGCTAATTCTGCTAATACCGCACCGTCAGCTGCAATCGCTAAGGATTCACCTAATTGTTTGGTATATTCAGATTTAACGTCAAAGTGGTTCATTGCGTCTTCGATATCAAAGATTAACACGTCCGCAGTTAAGAGACCGTCGATAGTGATAGTGCGCTCAGTGTGTTTAATACCTACACGTTTGTCATCTAAGCTTTCACCAGCTTGTAAATAATGAGCTGATGTGCGACCAAGTACTGGGAATTGGGCTGATTTACCTGAGCTAATTTGGCGAACGATATGGCGACCATTGGTCACGGAGTTGCGTTCAAAAGCTGTGATTACTTCCCCACCGAATACTTTTAGAAAGAGTGCTAGTTTGTCTGATGGTGATTGACCCTTACCAGCGTCTGCACCCATTTGCTGTCCAACAACATTTCCCATAAATTAATTCTCCTTGTTTTTGATTAATAATAATAATAATAATAATTACTTCATTAGGGCTACTTTACGCACTACTTCGTCAGTATATGCTTTATCGCGACCATAACGTTTATCAGACATAGCTTTCACCATCTCATCTCGAGAAGCAAAACCTTTAGTCTCTTGAGGTTGGCTTTGTGGTTGCGCCACCGCTTTCTTGGCGATTGAACGCTCAGCTGGTTTCCCATACTTACGACTAGCGGAATCACGAGCTGACTTTAAGATACCCTGAATGGTCTGTAAGTCGTGGTCATTTACTGCTTTAACAAAAGACTCAATGAGGGCTGGGTTCTCCGCTTGAAGATGTCCCATAATCTTAGCGTAGTTATCCTTTCCACCAGCATAATCATAAATTTGTTGTTCATATTTATTTGCTAGGGCTTCTTGACCCTTAATGTACGACTTAACGAAAGCTTTAGTAAACCCAGCTTCCTCTAACTTATTTAGGACGTCTTCTGATAATGTACCTTTTTCTTCATATTCATCTAAGAAAGAGTTGATTTGCTCATCTGTAAGCAACCCTTTGTCAATAGCACATTGAGCCATCTCATAGAAACCATCGATATTCTCTTTTAGTTCCGCTGAGATATTCGTAAGACCTTCTGGGGTCTCTCCGATTTCAGGTAGTTCCTCACCACCCTCAGACTCAGCTGGTTCTCCTTCGGTATCTTCTTGTTCACCTTCAGAGTTCACTAAGACGCGTTGGTTATTCTCATCTTCTTCAAAAGACCCATAACCTTCTTCATCTTTAGCTACACTAATTAGGTCATCACCATCACGGACTGCTACATCTAAAGCTAACATTGCTTCCTCATGTTCATCCTGTGAGGTAATTACTGCATTACCAGCTCCAAGACTGGCATATACTTCTGCGTTGTCCATTTAATCTCCTTTAGTTAATCTGCTTCCATACCAGCTGTATCCATAGCTTGCGCAGCTACTTCTGGTGAACTTGTAGCTAATGCCCCAGCACCAGAGCCTAGTGACTGTGCGCCACCCATAGTCGCCTGTTCGGCTGCCTGTTGAGCCAACATTTCTTGCTTCTCTTGGTCTGTCAATAGGATACCTGTGGTATCAATACCAATTGACGTTGCAATACGTTCCTTAATGTTGCGAATGTTTAAGTCTGGGTCTTGAGCTAGGTTAGCCACTTGAGACCAAGCTGCTAAACATTGGGACAACTTATCGAAGTCTTGACCACGACCTAGTGCTTCCAGACCAGTAGATACAGTCGGTTCGATTGCTTCTTTTGGTAGCTCTGGAATCTTAGCGGTTGCTTGAAGTTGTTTCAAGAGAACCTTTACGAGAGGCATTTGTAGCTCTTGACTTAAAATAGAATAAACACCACCTAAGGTATCTTCTAATTCTGACGCCACATAGCGAATCTCTTCGGCTGTCACTCGCTCACCTGTACGTTGAACCGCTGAGTTTAACATAAAGGCAAACCCTAAGCGTGCCTCAATGCTATCAGCTGTCTGCTTAGTGATTGAGAAATCCAAGCGTTTATCTACTTGGAAAGCAGTCACATCCGTTGGAAGACCTGTAACAAAATCACCGTTCTTCGCTTTGTTTAGCTTACGTGGTTGAGTCATCCCTGCTGGGTTAACTAAGAAGACCACTTTGGCACTAATTGCTGACATCTCAATAATCGCCTTAGTGAGGCTCTCTAATGAATTGAGGTCTCCGATGTATTCCTCGCAATAAGAACGACCATAAGACTCTCCGTCTAGGCGAACCATACGAACCGGAATAAATGGGCAAGCGTCGATAGGATACTCAGCTTCTGTCCCAGAGATAACTTCACCGTCTATTTCTTCATATTTCTGATAAGTATTTGATTCCTCATCGAGATAAATATGAGTATATAAATCAATCTGTTCATCTGGCTTATGCTCACCGTCTTTAGCCATCGAACTTCTAATGTCTTCTGGTAGAGCTGAATAGGCGATAGAGTCTTTAGTTATAATCTGGAGGACATTACCATAAGTGTCACGTTGTACTACAAATTTGTTTAACTTGTAGAGTTTTAAAGGGTTGTAGGTATTATTACCTGACTCCCGTGGGTCTGTTACATAAAGAAGGGCGTTGCCAGAGACTACAAGCTGTTTTAGAGCCTCAAAGAGTACAACCCGATAACTATTAGCTTCTATGTAATTCATGAGAACACGTTCAACCATAGCGAGACCTGTGTTGACCTCATTTAGCTGTGTTCCGTTATCACCAGTCATCTTCTTAGCAACAAATTCTGACACACTCAGTTTAAACCAAGTCTGCATCGGAAAGAGTGCAAGCATCAATTTGGAAGCGAGGTTGTTTAGACCTCTTGCACCTACCGATTGGTAAGGTGTTAGATAGTTTGTCGAGTCGTTATCAGACTCTTTTGGGAAAATTGAAGGAATGGTTACCTTTGCACAACTTTCCGCTCGAGTCTCATAAGGTTTCCTATCGTTCTCTAAACGCTTGTAGATTACCTCTGCGCCTTCTTCAGCTAACGTGCCCTCACGTTTAACTGTTGAATTAGCCATAATTAAATATTAATCCCCTGTCCGCTTGTTCTAGTTACTTGTAGACTACGCTTACCACGAGACGCTGCTTTCTTACGCTCACTTTCAGTATCCTCAGTGATTTCCTTTCCAACCTCACCAGAAGTTGGTGGAGCCACTTGAGCAGCTGGTGGAGGCGGTGGGGCTACATCTTGTGGGTCTTGAGGTTTAGCGCCTAAAAGACCAGCAACTGGTGTTGCAACACTTTTAATAGTACCACGAAGGGCTTTACCTACGCTTTTAACAGCCTTTTTAATACTTTTAACTGGGTTCCAGCCCATTACTTACCTCCTGCTTTGATTTTACCTGCTAATTTATTACCGACCTTGAGTGTCTTACGTCCAACTTCTTCCACTTTGTCATCAGCTTGTTCACCAAAGGCAACCCCAGTAGGTGTGGCAGTTAGCGGTGCTGGGTCAATAGGTTTGTTCGGTAAGTCCATCTTAGGGATTTTAGGTTTAAAACACATTAATCCTCCTCATCAAAATTATATTTATTATTTTGTAATGCATACAACCGATGAAGATGTCTAAGCATAATCTGGCACCCCAAGACATAACCACCATAAGAATTCTTAGATAACTCTTTAAGCTCTGGTGGTAGCCCCCAATCATCGTTAATAGGGTCCGCTAGATACTCTAAGATGACAACTAGTTCCATTGGGATTCTAGGGATTTTGTTAGGGCTATTTAATAATTCCCTAGCGTATGCATCGCGTTCTACTTTTGTGGAAATCATTTGGTCTCCTTTAGTATTCCCCTCTTATACTGTGGGGTAGTTATTCACTGGTTCAGTTTATCTGGTGTCCATAAGATAACTTGTTGATTCTTAAAGTCATAATCACTGTAACGGAGGATTCGAGCCATTCGAGCTTGTTTGATAATATCTTCCTCAGACATATCAACTTTAGACCCCAACGATACGATACAATCCCATAAGGAATTATCACCTTTATCTGCTTTCACATACTGGACTTTAAGTTGTCCTTTGTTCTTACCAGACTGTAAGATGCTTTCTTGGCGAACCAACATATAAGGGTCTAAAAGGAAGTCTTCTGCTTTCTCACCCCAACCCTTAATACCGGAATAACCATCAGTGATATCACCTTTAATTGTCTGATATAGGTGCCAGAAGTCAGCAGACTTTTGGTCTTGAGGTAGGATGTTATTTGTTGAACACCACAAGAAATCACAATTAGGGACTGTTCGGAAGTCCTTATCGATACTAATAAGAGTTACCTTTTGAGTACCGAAATGATGACCACCAGACCCAATAATTCCCATACAGTCGTCCGCTTCGAGATTAGGGTGTACCACACAAATAGTATCTTCACGTTCCATGTAAGTATCAACAAAATGTCGATATCCACAAGGTTTGCGAGTCTTCTTACGGTTAGCCTTATAGTTCTCATCCACTAGGTCTTTTCGCCAGTTTGTATCATCAGAGAAAGCAACTACGATTGTAGCGTTCTTCCAAGTTGAGCGTCTGGTAGTCCAAGCTTCAATTGAGTTCTGTAAGATATCTAATGCGTTAGCGTGGTCACACGTTAATGTCCATATATCATTCCCCCAGTCCACTTCTTGTTCTGAGGCAGACATCGCTTGGAAGACCAACCAGTCCCCATCGAGGACTAGTAGGTTCTTAGATGGCTTTAGGTGGTCCTTGAGTTCATTAAGGTTAAACTTCATGCTGGAGTTTCTCCAGTTTATCAATTTCACGACCAACTAAGATATCAAAACCTGTTTCTACATCTAAAACGTCATCTGGAAATTGGTGTTCGATGAAATTACTGAAAGCTTCGCAGTACCATTCCCAGTCATCTACACCACCGTGCCGTAATGCTAGGAGCTCTATCTTACAATTCACTAATTCTTCTAACATTGGACGTGATACTAAAATTTTATCTGGCATAATTTCTCCTTACATGGTGAATTTAACTAAAGCTACAACGATTAAAAATGGGATGCAAATGTGGGCTAATGTTATGAAAAACATGAACAACATAGCCACATACATTAATGCATCCTTTACAAGCGTCTTTAAGAATTTTATCATTGTTCAAACTCCCCGTCTTTGTTGAATGGTAGAAATAAGACATCGTCCACAATTAATGGATACAACCACTTATTAAATTCTTCTGGCGTCACACCGTTCATAAAATGGTCGTTTACTTCTTCGTAAAGTTCTGAAATTTCTTCAGATACTTCAACCCAATAAAGTCGAAAACCTGTGTGCCTTACTGCATCCAAGATGATTTCATTGACTCGATGTTTATATTCTTCATCGAAAGTTGACTCAAAGGGTTGTTTAAACCATGTTGGCGCACTCATTGGCAACCCCCATTTTCATATAAAAAGTTAGACCCAGAGTTAGTCAAGACCCAATGTCCACAGTTTCGACCGTTAGCATTTAAGCAAGTGATATGATAGCGTGATGCTGCTTCCGCAATGAGGCCTGCATTGTTCCGTGCGTAGTTACTTTTGAATGTCACCACATTTAATTTAACGAACTGTAAAAGCTTTAAATACTCATTCATTATCTTTTACCTTGCCTTTAGTTTTCTTTGTGGTCTTATTCTCACAAACAGTTGGGTCAATCATTTCAATTTCAAGATTATGTAGAAACTGTGGAGGTGCAATATAAGTTTTGATGCACTCAATCAGTAATTTCTTAGCTTCTTCATCAGAGATTAGATTCGCAATATCAAAAGTGTTCTCTGGATATACAAGTGAAAACTTGATAGTAATATCAAGATTCCACGGTTTGTTGTCTTTCTTTTCCATTTTGTCTCCTTAGTGGCACTCAGCCCAGTTTCGACCAATCTTAGACTCTGTGTCTAATTGGCATCTAAAGTTATAAAAGTTCTGTACATTTCTCATAGCTTGTTGGGATATATCTGCGACCTTTTCGGCTACTTCTTGTGTCCTACAAGCCACTTGGATTTCGTCGTGTACCCAAGCCATATAAGCAAAATCTCCATCCCAACCATGTTTAAGACCGCTAGCTAGTAATAGTTTCTCTACTTCAACTATCCACTCTTTACAAATCAACGCACCTGCTGATTGTAGTAAAGTGTTTAAAGCTGAGTGTGGGCTACGAATGTGAACCATGCGACCATCTAGACCTTTAATATACCTACGTTTCCATTTAATAATGTTCTGGTTACCCACCCATTTAGATTCAGCTACAAGCGCATTGGTGATACTATCACGTAACATCTTGATTGCTGGCGTATTCTCCAAGAACTTAGCTTTGAGACGTTTACCATCAGCTGCTGTCCCTTGTACAATCTCACCAATCTTAGCGTCCCCTGCTCCATAAAGGAAACCATAAATAAATGTCTTAGCATTGTCTCGGGTGGGTAGTCCAGCAGCTATTTGGTTTTTGGTATGGATATCACCTTCAAGGATAACATCAATATACTCTCCGTTATCGAAAGGATACATGTAGTGACCCAAACATCTAAGTTCTAAACCACTAGCGTCTGTTCCAACTTGAATCCAAGCTTTACCATCAGACCCTTTGTGATGTTCAGCGCCAAAAGCCATGCGACATTCCACACCATACTTACCAGTAAGACCCATGATTGGGTTTCCTTGCTTATCGTGAGGTGCACTAGGAATCTGTGCGAGGTTAGGGAAGCTATGTGTTGCTCGACCAGTTACAGCACCATTTGGATTTACACTACCATGAATGTACCCATTTTGGTCGTACTTGAGCCATGCTTTGTCACCTTCAGCTACCTGTCCGATTCGCTTCTGAATCATTAAGTATTCCTTAATCAAATCAATAGCTGCCTGCTTTTTAGGGTCGTCCATGATAACCGAATCTAGTGTCTCATCGTTGACTACGGGGGACCCTTTGTCTGTAAATTCAGTCGGTGTCCAACCAGCTTCTTGAAGTTTCAATGCAATATGCTCACGACTGCTTGGGTTAAACGTAACGTGCTCTACGGGTGTATAAGGACAACCTTTAATGTAAGGTGTCTTTGATTTCTCTAAAGGTTCTATACCTTCTCTCTGAGCTTTGTTCTTCGGTTTAAGGAACATACTACCAATTTTAGGGTAGATGACTTTAGGATATTTAACTAATTCCACACCAGTTTTAGGGTGTTTGAAGAACTCTTTACCACCTTTTGGTCGATACCATGAACCAAACATTTCTACTAACTTCTGGGTTAGCTCTGCCCGTTTCGATGACAACTCAATGTAAAGTGTCTCAATACCTTTACGGTCAAAAGGGAAACCGTTACGTTCTTGTTTACTTAACAACCACGCTGCTTCGTGTTCGAGAGTGAATGAATGACCATGTGACGACCAAAAGTCATCAGCATTGCAGGTCTTCCAATCTAACCCTTCGACTTTAGATGAATACCATTTGTGAGCCATTAAGCGTTCCATAAGTTTGGTCGTAACAACTACGTCTTGAACGTTATATTCTAACATCTCCTCTGAGAAGTGTTCCCATTCCATACCTGCAATGTATTCTTCACCCTCAGACTCAATGCGCTCCTTGAAGTCATACTTGTACTCACCTTTCATTTCACCTAATCGGTAGCCCCAAGCTTCAAGACCATGAGACCCAAAGTGTGTGCCTTGAATCTTACCTGACCGTAGCAGACCCATGTCTCTGTCTTTGATGTCTGAATAAATAAGGCGAGACAAAACAAGTGTGTCGATAGAATTACGTTGTGGAATACCAGACCATTTAATTCCATACTGCTTCGCTAGGATATTTAATGCTTGAATATCGTACTTATAACCATTATGGAAAGTCACTAAGCCGTTAGCTGTTACCACTTTCTCAAGGTCTCTTAGGTACACTTCGAAATCAGTAGGTCGATACTTCTTGGTCTCTCCTGTTGCTGTATCATAAGTCACTGCACAATGGAACCTACTTACAGTGTCTAGTAAACCGTTCGCTTCGATATCTGAAATAATCATCTTGTCTCCTTTAGTAATCTTTATGGTAGCCACTAGTAATCTAGTGACTACTAAGAGGCTACTTGGTGGTTGTGCCTGCTAATGTTGAAGTAACCATAAGCTGATTTGCTAATAATATTGCGGTACTAGGTGGTAACGTTGTGCGCTGAGTGTGTCGTTTACCATCTGAGCGAGACCGCCAACGAAACACTAACGTCACTTTGTCACCTAAAGTATTAATGTGGATTTTGCGTTCGTAGGCATCAATAGTGTCTGTAAGTCCTATCGTTGCGTGTCGTTTTAATTTAATCATAAGTTACCTTTTAAGCGTTGGGCTGATGAGATTAAACTTGCTGCTTCTTCCGCGTAGCTGTTGGCTTGGTCAAATGTTTCCTGCTTTTCAGCTTTAAGTTTAGCTTCAAGTTGTTCCTTGCGAGCTTGAAGTTTCTTAATGTCAGCTTCGAGTTTGTCGTTTAAACCTTCAACTAGTTTCTCAGTGCGCCCAATAACATTCATCTTTAAGCGTGCCTTGCGGTCGTTATGTTTTGCTGCAAATACTAATAAAGCGATAGCGATTTTAACTAAAAACTTAGCGAGTCTTTTTAACATTTGATTTCTCCTTAATGTCATTGATTTGTTTCTCAGCTTCCAAAAATGCCCGAAAGCTGTCGTTTTGGTTAGGTAATCTGTAAAACACGGTGTGATAAAAAATCAACGCTGCTATTAATGCAGTCATGATATAAAGAATAAGCATTAGAACTCCTGTGTATAGTCATCAGAGAAGTCAATAGAGTCTGGTAGCTTTTCTACTTGGCTTAATAGACCGGTTTGTTTATCGTACAAGACAGTACCAGCTACACCAGTATCACCAGTGAACCTACATTTTAACAAGCGCACCGTTACCTCATTTGGGTTCTCACCTTGTTGATTTCGTTCGAGACCAATAATAGTATCACTAAGTTGTCTTAGTGCACCTGAGCCTCTTAAGTCAGTGATACTAATGGCTCTCCCTTCCTCGTGGGCTTTACCTTTATCTGGGTTCTTAAGGTGACAAACTGTCACAAGGACAACACCAGTAGCTTTAGTAAATGATTTGAGCTTAGTCATAAGCTTATCAATCATCTTCCGCTCATCTGATTCTTCAGATGCTGAGACTACAATTGAGATGTGGTCTAAGATAATAACATCGCACCCAAGACCGTTTCTCATATAAGCTAGCTTACTAAGTAGCCTATCTACTTCTGCTTCGGCAAAAGAATCGTAGAGGTGGAAGTTGTCATTCCCAAACAACTCATCAAACCATTTTTCGAAGCGACCATCAGCGACAACTTGTTTCTTTAGGTCGTTATCCTGTCGTAGTCTTACTGCGTTGTTGATGCCCAATAAGTCTATAATGGTTTCTTCTACTTTCTCCTCGAGCATTGCAAGACCAATTTTATAGCCTTGATTGCCCCAAGCGACTGCTTGTTGTCTTACCCATGTGGATTTACCCATACCACTACCAGAAGTCACCATAATGACCTCGCCACCACGTGTGCCTAGAGTCTTCTCATTTAAGGTCGGATGTTTATCAAAAAGGATACCCACCGATTCCTCAGACTCTAATGTGTGCTTCACTTTTTCTTTTAAAAGGTTCGCTGATAGCACACCGTCCGGAATCCACTTGTTAGCATTAAATATCTGGTCGATTACCGCTTTGGATTGCCCATTAATGTGGCACTCATTGGCATCTTTAAGAGGTAGGACAGCTACATAGGCTTTACCCGCAGGTAATACTGGTGCAGCTTCTTCCACTGCTTTACGACCAGCATCATCCATATCAAACATAAGGATAATTTGTTCGAACTGGTCGAGATAATCAAAGTTTGCGCTTAGGGTTTGGCGTGCTGAACTCGCACCGTTACCTAATGATACAACAGGATATTTACATTGCTGTAATTCCATAACCGTTAGTGCGTCTATTTCACCTTCTGTGATGACTATTTTCTTTCCGCCATTCCATAAATGCTTCAAGAACAAAGACTCTTTAGAGTGTTTACCCGTGGTCTTAAACTCTTTGTCTTTACCTCGTAACTTCTGTGATACAAGTGTTCCTGATTGGTCACGGTAGTTTGCCACTTGCATGATATCGCCAGAGGGTGTGGTTGCTATCCAGTACTCCGCTTTCCTACAAGTTGACTCTGAGATACCCCTCTTCGTGAGTGCTGAATACCTACCATTATATTCAGTAAAATCCCAGACCCCTTTCTCTTTCTTCTTACTGTGATTCGGTTTCTTCTCTACTTTTTGGTCGTCCCCTTTAACGGTTGTATTACAAGCAAAACAAAAGGTGTGTCCATCAGAGTAAACAGAATTCGCATCCGTACTCCCACAGTTCTCACAATGTGTGTGATATAAAAATTCCGAAGTCTCCTCTTGATGTGACATATTATCTCCTGTATTAACCTTTAAAGGTGTACATTTCACCTGTCTTTAAGTAGTTGGATACCTTAAAGCTTGGGCAAGCCTTAGGTGCAAAGTCGTTATGCCCTTTAATTTGTGCATTTGGATATTTAACTTTGAGGTCTGCTAGCACCTCTTTTAGTGCTACCTTTTGGGCATCCGTGAAGTTTGCGTCTGGTTGCATATTTTCATCTACACCACCAACTAAACAAACACCAACTGAGACCGCATTGTATCCCTTAGTGTGGGCACCGACTTGTGAGATAATGCGACCTTCTTCGACTGTACCATCCCGTGTAATGATTAAGTGATAACCAACATCTAAATATCCACGCTCTTTATGCCACTGTCGAAGCGTCCTCACTCCGATATCTTGGCTCGGGCGAGTAGCACTACAATGGATGATAATAAAAGAAGTTACCTCCCTTGTTTTAAATTGTACTTTTGCCATTACTTCTCCTCCTTAGTCTTAGCTTTCTTTAGTTTCGAGAAGTCGACCTCCTGTTTACTTTCACGTAACCAAGCGATAGGAATAGTTTTATCAGCAAACTTGATATTGTGCTTCTCACACCATTCTGCGTAGCTTGTTGGTGACCCTTTGTAAATCTTAGTGTTACTGTTGCTAAACACTAAACGAATATCTAAATCTGGGTATTGCTCTCGAATCAATAAATGTTTCTTTCTATCATCAGCTTCCCATAAGCCCTTTGTCTCAATGAAGATTCCATTGGGCAGTAGGAAATCAGGTGTATAAATATGCTTTGAAGCAGGTACAACATACGGAACTTGCCATTGCTCATATTCGTATGCTATACCTCTTGATTCCAACTGTTTACTGACAGTTGACTCCAAACCTGAGCGAAATACCCCAGTTCTACGCGCAGTGAACTTAGGGTTTCTCATTGTTAGAAGTCTCCGTTCTCAGAGTCTTCCCCTTCGTCAAACGGGCAGTCTTCATCAAGATTAGACGCTTTGGTGTCTTCGTCTTGGGCTACATAGCCACCCTCGACAACTTCATCGCCCCATTCTAAAGTATCGCCTTGCGCACCATATTCAACTAGCTTGACTAACATCACAGCCAATGGACGAAGTTTAATAGACGCAGGGAAAGCAGTTGAACCATAAGGAACTAATTGCACTTTCACTTTGACCTCAGAGTTTGCACCGATGTTTGGTACATTCTTCAATACTGTTCCTTTTGTGTCTGTCACTGGTAAGTTAATCTTACGGGCTTCACCTGTCTTCTTATCAGTGAACCCAGCGTGACATGCTAATTTGAAAGTGACTGTTCCATCCTCATTGTCAAAATATGGTTTATCACCCTCTTCAATCTTAGGTGGTTTCTTACCACGAACTTGTTTAGCTGAGGAATTGTTAAGGTCCGCACGAAGATTTTCTAAATTTTCTTCATATTCCTCATCAATAAGGTTCATGAGTTGAATACATTTAGGGTCTTCTTTATCCATAATCAATGTGAATTTATAGTTACCATGCGCAGACTTAAAACTGCCTGTGCCAAAATCTGGTTTAGCGATGTACGGGTAGTCCCCTACCGTACCAACACCTGTGACTGCTACTGTATATGTTTGTCGTTTTGCCATGTTTAATAATTCTCCTTTAGTTTCACTTAGTTGTGCCGTGAGTAACCTTTAAGGCTACCCGTGTTACTTCGTGTTCAGCCCCTGTGGCTACGGTAAGATTCTTAGCCCTATTTTCCGCTCGCTCTAAAGCTTTCTCAAGACTTTGGGCGTACATCTCAACGTCTGACCGTGTAGTCTTAGACTCAATAATTACATTATACCATTTACACATCTAGAACATTCCACGCAATACTTAGACCTGTGTCTGCACCAAAATTCTTTTCTTTATAGTATTCACCAACTATAAATCCCTTTTCCTTTAAAGACTTAACAATAAATTCAGCTGCCTTGTTAGCGTAGTGGATTTCACCTCCAAGATATGCTTGTTTCATAAAGCTTTTATATGGATCTTCTCGCAGTACTAAAGACAAAGCACCTTGACTGGCTGCTTCTTTAATTTGTTCTTCGATGTACTTTAGGTGTTCTTCAATGACCTTTTGGGATTCATTTCGAATCTTTAAAGCTTCTTTTGCTGTAATCATTCTTGTTTCTTCCTTTGTTCCGATTCTAATCGTCTTTCCCAGACAGCATACATTTCTGAATACTGCTGGGCTTCTGCTGGACTCCGTTGATAGACTTCATTAAACTTGTCCAAGCACCATTGTTTGCACTCTTCGTACGTCAAAACGGTATGTAATCAATAGTCAATGGTAAGAACTTCTTGTATAGTTCTTGATACTTATCGGCTTTCATGAGGTCTTGGCGTGTCTTGTCGAAGTCAGACAGACTACCACTAGATTTCTTACCGACCCGTAAGCGATACTTTAAGATGTTACCTTTGCAATAACCAGCCCACTCACTTGACGTACAGTTACGTGCAATCACTTCGATGGCTTCAAGGTTTGGTGATTGACCGTGACCATCAAAGACAGCATAGTGACTAGGCATTTGTACTTGTTCTGTGACAACATCCTCAGTCGCTTCTTTTTTACCTTGTGGATACTCAGCTGCACCAGTAGACTTTGTTGGTTTATCTTTGGTGGTACCTGAGAATAAGTTAAGATATGTACACTGGGCTAAACTTTTAAAATGATGTTCTAAATCCCTATTAGGGCAAACACCTGTATTGTTTAAGTATTCCTCCATTTGTTTTTCACCCATAATAGCATACTCTCCCTCTTTTAGTACCGCGTAGTTACTCATATCGCCCCCTCGTTATATAACCAACAGCATAATCAACGCAACTTGCTTCATACTTTTTAATTGCGTATTCTGCAATACTTAGAAGACCATTTAATACCTTGATTAAACCTTTGTTATCATAAGCAAATGGTCTATCACCTTGTAATTTTTTAATGTCTCTCTCAAGGTGCTGTGCTGCACGGTAGCAAGATACATCATCAGCAGGTAAACCACCTTGAATGTATTGATGTAGTTTCTTGACAGTTTTGATAGTGTCTTTACCTAGAAGAAAAGAATCAAGTTTATCCGTGAAGTCAGAGTTAAAGGCGTCCTCACGTTTGGAATAATATTCATCCATTTCTGAATAATAATGTACCATTATGTCCTCCTTGTGTAGCCACATAGTTTACATGTACTTAATAATATAATACCCTCACTGTGTTAAACAGGGAATGAGGGTTTAACAGTTTCTCTCTTATACTGTGGGGTAGTTAAGATTTAGACTGAGGGTTATCCTCAAGACCCCTGAATCTGTCAAAGCTTGGGTGTCTTAAAGTGCCTGTATTAGTCTTCTCCATGTACTTAATTTGTACTTGGTAGCCTAGATAATAAGAGTCACCATTAGCTTTCACGTTGGCGGTCACTTCTTCCATGAGTGATTCAGACATATTACAAGCTGATACAACCATGCCCGACTCTTCCAGTTCGACCTCAAAGCCTACCACTTGTCTTTCGTATTTCGAACCGACAGACCCCCAAACCAGTCCTACCACTTGTCCGTCTGCTTCATTCTCTGGTTTCATTTTGAACCAGCCAGTTTTCTTACCGCGTCTATAAATACCTGATGGGTCTTTAAGTATTAGCCCTTCATAGCCTTTATCTAAGCGGTCTTTATAATAATGATTAATATCTTCCATGCTATACGCCTCGATAGACTCAGGGACTGTAAACTGAATACCAGTATTAAGACCTAATAAAGACTTCGCAGTGATTTGTGAGTGAGCTTGTAGCATGAACCCTTGCACCTGAATGTCTGACTCTGTGTCTAACATTTCGAGTAGCGGTAAGACCCCAAAGATATGGACGCATAAACGCTCTTTCTTGAGCTTAAATTGTTTATCCGTAGGTTCGCCTGCATGATACTCTAAGTTCCCTTTAGACAACCTGTGAGAGCGTAAGATACCACTTCCTGTGTAGAAGTCCACACCAGATACAGTAAGTTCACAATCAATGACTAGACCCTGTGACCCATAAAGAAGACTACGGGATTCAACTAAAGGTAACAAATCGTCTTTCGTTAAGACCCCTTCAAGACATTTTATAATGTGTCCCGTGCGTGTGTAGAATGTAGGTTCATCTTCGTTATTGATAACTAAAAGACCCCTAATCCCATCTATCTTTGTTTCAGCAATAAGCCATTTATTCTTATCTAAAATTTTAGTGATTGAAGATTCTGAATACTTAACTGCTTTGTAAGGTTTTAATTCCATAATGATAATCCTCTTTAAGTTGTCTTAATGTTTTACTTAAAGTTAACTTATAGTATTTATTCTTTAATAATATAACATAATAATAATCTTTAAGTTAACTTTAAGTGTAATCTTTAGTAGTCTTTTAGTAAGACCTATTTCATTCCTCTCTTATACTGTGTGGTAGTTAATTTGTCTTATAAATCCATACTTTAGTGTCTTTAATATTATGTAGCATAACTCTGATAATATAATTATAATCTGACCATTTGTAGCATACCCATATAACAAAAAAGGGAACCTTTCGATTCCCTTAATGTAGCATTTACCATTTATATTTATCAGATTCACCTCTTTTTGTCTTATTTAGTTTACGTCCTTTTTGTTTAAACTCTTGGTCTTCCCAGTAGTTACGGTGTGTTTTCTTATTGGTTTTAACGATTGATTTATTAGTTACCATAGTCGCTTCCTTTTAAGCAAATGCAAATTGGGATTTTAAAATATCATTTAAGTCAAGCTTACCAAATTTTGGCACACGCGGTAAATCCTCAACTTGACTAATGTGTAGTTGTTCTTCGACCTCATTTCTAAAGCTCTCTAGAACGTTATTGTTTGTGTAAATGTCAACCATTGATTCACGGATACATCTAAACATTTTATCAGAATCAGCAGGGATTGTCCCAAAGCTATCATGAATCAAAGCGAAAGACTGGATGTTATACTTCTCAAAGCCCCAACGGATGACCGCACGCAAATGATTAGCGTCTTGGCTATGCACAAAGTTTGGCGCAATGCCTGCCTCTTGCTTACGACTGTCAATCTCATTAGTTCCACGCAGGTAACTTGGTGTGATTCTGAAAGACCCTAAGAACATGGTATCCAAACGACTTGTTTTCTGTTTGAAATACTCTTGCCACACAGGGAAATAGTCAGGTGTGGTCCACGATACTGCACAGGATTTACGCAAAACTTCACCTGTCTGTTTGTCTTTCACTTCTTTAGTTACTAACTTCGCACCTTTTTGTAGCCAGTGCATAGCCTCGACCGCTTTAACGACCACTTGCGCAACTGCTTTCCACACCAAGTCAGCCATAAATGTTGCGGACTTATTAGGATTGCGGAATGGCTTACCACTTAACATCGCCGGCTTAATAGTGTCTTCTAAAATTTGGTCACGAAATCCAAACTTTGTGGCACCGTATGATAAAGTCATAACAGGTCGCTTTGTCACACTTCTAGTTATTCCAAAAGCCAACCATTCGCGCGCTAATGACTTGTCACCAAGAATGATACGTTCTGTAATCTCTCCCGATTCTTCGTCTGTATGCGCCTCTAATTCATCGTCAGACCCATTCTCCGCCATTTCTTCACACATAGTATTAACTACGTCTGCAACCATTTTGTAGATGTCCTGAACTTTATCACCTGGCACCAAGTTTACAGCTTTTCCTCCAACTTCATCCCGTAACATAGCTGAAAAGTGTTGAGTTCCAGAACATGAGCCGTCAAAAGCAACTTGAAGACTGCACACATAATCTAAACCCTGTGTAACCACATTAGCATACTCAAAGCAGAACGCTAAGAACTGGAATGGTGACTCTTGTTCAGACCACCAACGGTAGTTTACTGGGTCTTGAGCTGACTCCATAATATTGACATGGTTACTTTCTACCCATTCGATACGCTCCTCAAATGTTACCTTATCTACGCCTGCACAGTTAGCACCGTGTACTTTCAGCCACTTAAACCCAGTCGCACCAATTGGCTTACCGTCTGCCAAAATAAGACAACCTTTCATGATATCGTCGCCTTGCGGATTGAAAGAAGGGATTGCATATACACGTCCTCTCCAGTCTAGGTTATAAGGAAAGTAAATGCGGTCAAACTCTGCAAACTTCTCTGCGATATGAAGTGTTGATTCCATGCGCAGACGTCTTGAGATGTTTGTATCTCTGAATTTATAGAACTCCACTGCTTTCTCTTTCCATTCTTTTAAAGCCTGCTCGTTCGTGTTGATATCAAATGGTTTTTCTGGTGGTTCCCCAAGATGAGCCGTTGGAATACAGCCGATTGGGTCACGCTCATTCTTTACTGCGTTGATAACATCTAGCACTTTTGTGTTTATCTTCCACGCTGTATTCTGCGCAATATTGACCGCTTGATAAACTAAAGGCATCTCAACGTACTTGAATCGCTTGATAGCTGCTTTAGTGCGAGCACGAACAAAAGGGATGATAGCTTTACTTAATGTGTAGTATCCACCCTTGTCGATACCAGTCCAAGCTATCGGGGGAATGACCATAGGTAAATGTAAGACAGCATAGTCTGCCAGTTCTTCTGCTCGGTCGTTAAGGGCATTTACGTACTCCGGTGCGATACTCAAAGACATCTGCTCAAGAGTTTTACCTCGGCTACGCTTTTTGACTTCTGATTGATACTGTAAAAGCCCTGTTGACTCAATAAGAATCTCTAATAGTGCGACCCCAACGTAAATGTTCACACCCTCTTGTTGTTCCTCTTGAGTATACACTTCTACTTTGATATCATTATTTGCTAATACATTTCTAGCGTACAATTCTTTATATGAGGCACCAACCCTTTTCTTAATTCCATCATCTAGGTACGCTCTGAAAAGCCCAATCTCTTGTTCACGAACCGCTGAATATTTCAATTCGAGAAATACATTGCGGTTCAAACGTTGTACGGTCTGGATAAAAGGGAGGTCGCCTTTAGCTTTCACTAGACCGCTTAACACGGTCTTAATCGTGATATACGCTAACTTCTCGGCGTCCATCTGCTTAATGTAAGGTAACGCTTTAGGTAGCTTGTGGGCTTTCCCTGAATGTTTTTCGAGGTACGCGTGGATACCTTCTACCATACGTTTAATCAAGACCTCTGTAAGCTTTTTACCGACAGGATTCGAGATGACTTCTCCTTGTTCGATAGCCGTCTGATAGTTCTTTAAGAATCGTTCACGACCCAATGTGACTGATTCGAGTTCCAAAGCAACCTGTTGGTCGACTAAATGTGTGTCTAAAAGGTCATACGCTTGACCTAGATTCTGAATGAATTCCATAATATTTCCTATTCAAAGGCTGTTGTTGATAATTAAATTGTAATGGGTGAGTTATAGTGTGTGTGTACTGTCAGTAGTTCCCCTTTCTTGTTGAAAATGCGATAGTCACCCTTATAAGTTGACATAAGGAAAATAGACTCATCCATTGACTTCTGCCCGACTAATTTTACGATAGTCCGACCTTTTGGACTGACCTTGAGTTTACACTCTACCTTTCCTCCGACCTCCAAGAGTAAGCGTACCGCGTGTAGTTGTTTCATGAGATTAAAATATTAGTTGTTGTTGTTAATTGTTGTTGTTAATTGTTGTTTCATGTTTAGTTTCCTATGTTTGTATTTATTTTAAGTAAAGTGGTGATAGGTGATATGTAGCCCCCATGTTCGTTATGAAAATCTTTATCATAAAAAGATGCAAGATTCTTCTTAGCTTTCGCAAGGGCTTTATTTAAATCCCCATCAAAGCATATAACTCTAATTGATAGACAAATTGAGCGGTTGCGTCCTACATATTTATAAGCGGTAAACCCATTATTCATGCGTTCAATTAAGAGGTTATTAGATACCCATAGTTCGTCACCTTGTTTTAATTCAAGAATTTCCATTTGTTATCTCCTTAGTTGTTAATAATTCAATATAACCAGCAAGTAAGCAATGCGGTTTAACCTTCAAAATGTAGAAGTCCTTATCCTCTGGTTTACTTAAACGTAATTCCTCGAGGTCGCATCCAATATCTAACATACTCGTAGGCAACCCTACTGTTTTAACGTTATCGAAATGATTATAAATCATCTCACTTTCTATAGATTTGATAGTCTCTGGTGTGAAGACCTCAAGAATTCTATTGATTTCTTCTGAGTCTAGCCCCCATACTTTACCGTATTTAGTCATAATGATTTCCTCCTGGTTAACGGTTAGTAATTATCTTTAGTGTGGTCACTACGTTACCATAATGACCACCAAAAGACAACTATTTATCGAGTCCAAAACTCAAAAAGAATAAACCAAGTGACAACCCAAATAGTCCCAAATGCTCAGCGTTACTTTTAACCACAATATCTAACATGCAAATCGTAAAGGTTAACATGAGTGCGCACGCTGTAATAACTTTAAACATAATTGATACCCTCCGCACTGAGAGACTCTAATAAATTATTTAGATACTCTACCAATTCTGAGCGACTAGTTGCTGATACCCAAACTTTACGTTCTGAAATAACCCCCCTTAGGTAAACAAGCGTACCATTTGGACGTCTTACCTCCTGTGTATAACCACAGTCCGACTAAGCTATTAAAACTTTGCGGCGTTAAATAACCACTTGGGCAGTAACTTAATACATTAATCATAATAGTTTCCTCTTTGTTAATTGTGTTGTTGTTGTTGGCGTTAAGTATAGACGAATAGTTAAACTTGTCAACACTTATCGACAACTATTTTAAAAAGAAAGTTGTTGACTTGATGATAACAATAAGAATATCAAAGAGTTAACAACTGGTTAGACCACTTAGAATAACTATAGTCGCTTAGAAGTTAGTGTATATAAAGAATAGAAAGAGAGGATGAGAATGGTATTAGTAGAAGATAAAGAATAAGAAGAAATGAGCTGACATAAAGAAGAACAAGAACAATGAGTAACTGAATGACAACTGATAGACGTGTATAAAAGGGATAACAATTGGCGGTCTGTTGTGGTCTAAAGGTAGGAGGGCGGAGGAGTGACTAGATGATAACTAAAGGAATAACTAGATGTTGACTATCTGCCGATAGATAAAGACAAAGTGTAACGAAAAGTTGACACTAAGAAAAACGACTGATAACACTAAGTCCACACTAAGTCCACACACACACATGAACACAGACGATTGGTTGACTAAAGGATGACGATTGGTTGACTAAAGGATGACGATTGGTTGACTAAAGGATGACGATTGGTTGACTTTGAGTTGACTGGAGGAGGCTATGGGGGGACTTTGGGAATCTTTCACAATGAGA